GACGTTATCGGGATGAGCGCGATGCGATAGAGATGCCGAGGATGAAATTCAACATCCTTTGGTCAAACATTAGCGTTCTATTCCCTGCTCTTTACGGCAGACAAGCCAAGCCCGAAGTATCCCGTAGATACATGGATCAAGACCCCGTGGGGCGCATGGCGTGTACGATGCTTGAGCGAGTGGTTGAGTACGAGGTTACGCAATTTAGCGACTTTGATGGTGCTATGCGTGGGGTCGTAGAGGATAGATTGTTGCCAGGTCGTGGTACGGCGTGGTTGAGATACGAACCTATTATCGTAAGCGAAGCACCTGAACCAATGATGCCGACAATGGAAGGCACGGAAGAAGGCGCACAGATCACGGATGTTGAGGAAATCGAGCGTGTTGACTCAGCACATAGCCCCGTTGATTACGTTTATTGGCAAGACTTTATCCATTCACCCGCCCGACATTGGGAAGAAGTGTGGTGGGTAGCGCGGTGGGTCTACATGACCAAGGACGAGGGTATTGAGAGATTTGGTGATGTGTTTAAGAACGTTCCCATGCAAAGCCAAGCCGACGATGTGGACTCAAAAAACCCAATGACGGCTAAAAGCGCATACGGCAAGAAAGCCAAGGTTGCGGAGATATGGAACAAGCGGACAAAGAAGGTGTGTTGGATTGCCAAGGGTTATCCGCAAGCACTTGATGAGCGTGACGATCCATTGGAATTAGAGGAGTTTTTCCCTTGTCCAAAACCACTATTGGCGACCACGACAAACGGTTCGTTGATACCCGTTCCCGATTATTGTGAGTACGAAGACCAAGCGCAAGAATTAGACAACCTCACACAGCGAATTTACCTATTGGTGAAAGCCTGCAAAGCGGTGGGCGTTTTCAATGCCGAGTTTAAGGAACTTGGGCGAATGTTTAGCGAAGGGGTGGACAATAAATTATTCCCCGTAACTTCGTGGGCGGCAATGTCGGAGAAGGGCGGTCTAAAAGGCGCAATAGACATGATGGACACGTCTGCCATCATCAAGACCTTACAACAACTTTACGCATCTAGGGAAGTTGTCAAGCAGTCGATCTACGAAATCATGGGCATATCGGACATCCTACGGGGTGCGTCTAATGCTTCGGAGACGCTTGGCGCACAACAGTTAAAGGCTAACTTTGGCTCACTCAGATTACGCGCCTCTCAGGGCGATGTAGCGCGTTTTGCAACTGATTTATTCAGAATGAAGGCGCAGATCGTATGTAAGTTCTATCCACCTGAGTTGATTGTCGAGATGTCGGGGGTAATGAACACACCCGAAGGTCAAGACCCACAATTGTTGCAAGCCGCGATTCAGATGTTGTCCAACAGCACAATTCGGGACTTCCATATCCAAGTCGAGGCAGACTCATTAGCGCAAATAGATGAGCAGGCTGAAAAACAAAACGCACAAGAAGCGGTCAGCGCAATTGGTGGGTTTTTGGAAGCATCATTACCTATGATGCAAGGCGCACCTGAGATGTTGCCAATGATGAGCGAAATGTTGTTATTCTTGGTACGCAGATACCGTGCGGGTCGGGGCTTAGAGGGCGCAATTGAAAAGAGCATGAAGGCATTGGAAGACAAAGCTAAACAGATGCAACAGCAACCACCGCCAAACCCTGAGATGATGAAACTCCAAGCCGAGCAACAAGCCGAGCAGATGCGGATGCAAGCCCAAGCGCAAACCGAGCAGATGAAGGTACAAGCGCAAGGACAGATTGAGCAAACCAAGGCGCAATTAGAGATGCAGATGCAACAGGCTGAAACGCAAGCGCAAATGCAACTTGAGCAAATGAAGGAGCAATTCGCACAAGCGATGGCTAATCAGGAACTCCAAGTCAAGGCAAGAGAGATGCAAGGGCGTGAGGAATACGAGCGTTGGAAAGCGGAGTTGGATGCGGCGACCAAAGTCTTGGTGGCACGGATTGGGGCGAACCCAGGCGTTGATTTGCCACTTATGGAAGCACAACAAGCGGCGGCTGAAAAAGTCACGCAAGAGTTGGGCATGAACGTACAGATGGCGGTTCAACAAATGGCGCAATTGGCAGACAACATGGCAAATATGCACGGTCAAGCAATGCAAGGCATTGGTGAGGCGGTCAAGAAATTGGGCGCACCGAAAAAGGTTGTTAGAGGCGCAGACGGCATGGTTATTGGGGTGGAGACAATCCAATGAGTTTAGTCTTAGCCGATAGGGTTCGGGAGACGACTCAAACGACAGGAACGGGCACAATCACTTTGGGTGGTGCGGTTCAAGGGTTTCAGTCGTTTAGCGTCATTGGCAACAACAACACAACGTATTACACGATTAACCGTGGGACTGAATGGGAAGTTGGAATTGGGACGTATTACGGTGGAACACTAAGCCGAGACACGGTTTATGCGTCATCTAACGGCACATCAAAGGTTAACTTTAGCGCAGGATCAAAAGATGTATTTGTAACTTATCCGTCTGAAAAGTCGGTTAACGGGGACGCTAACAACCGAGTATTGATTCCTTACACATCGGGCACAACCAATGTTGGATCGTTAAATGTTGGAGATGCTACGGCGCACACGGATACGGGCGTTATAGCGGGGTTTACGGCAAGTGAGCCGTTATATCTTTATACAAGCCTGCAAAACACAAGTGCAAGCAACACAAGTTATGCGTCTTATGCGGTCAATGACGGTGGTCATACGGCTTATGGCGAACTTGGCATTAATAACGCCAATTACAGTTACTCGGCGGCGGGGTATCCTAATAACGGGTTTTCCACGCCATTGGCAAGTTTTGTGGAATCCTTTGGTGGGCCTTTAGTTCTTGGATCATGGGATAGTCAAAAGATTAGTTTTATTGTTAATGGTGCGGTCAACACATCGGACGCAATGACAATTCAAACTACGGGTGCGGTAACAATCCCAAGCGTGGCGGTTACGGGTGGCACGATTAATGGAGCGACAATTGGTAGCACAACGCCTGTGGCAGTTACAGCAACAACATTAAACATTACAGGCACAACTGACCAAATAAGTGCGGTAACAGTATCTTCAATTCCATCCGCACCAAGTGTGGGTAATGTTAAAACGTATGCTTACAGCAATAGTGGATATGAACAACCCGCTTATGTCAATAGTACAAATATGCCAACCATTTTGCAACCTAGTATTGCATTAAAAAGAGTTGCATGGGCAACTATTAAACCGCAAGGAACTGGAGTTGATAATTTTAATATAACAATATCTGCTCTTGGAACTGCAACTTCGGTTGCTACTGCTACAACTTTTATTGGAAGAATTGGGAAAGGTTCTTACGTAAGTTCGGCAATTGCTGGAAGTACGGCAGGGCAAACAACTGTACAAGCGTTTTATCTTGGGGTTGCGGGTACTCCTAATGCAAGCGGATTTTATGGTGCATGGAAGTTTGGCATTGGAGACGCAGTATCAAACACAATTACTTTTGTGGGTATGCTTACGACCAGTGGTGGCCCTGCATCCGCAACGGCAAGCCCTGCCACTTATGTCAACGCAATTGGGGTAGGTCAAGCATCAGGGGATTCTAACTTATCAATTTATTATGGTGGTTCATCTGCTCAAACTCCTATTGCTTTGGGGTCTAATTTTCCTGCAAGTACAGCCGCATATTACATATTTGAATTATTTGCACCGCCAAATACAAATACAAGTGTTTATTACAAAATTACAAGATTAGATACGGGTACTGTTGCATCAGGCACTTTAACGGGAACTGCGGGAACTGTGCTTCCTGCAAACACAACAGTAATGCGACCTTTAATTTACAGGTCTAATAATGCTACGGCTAGTGCAGTCACAATTCTTTTTAGTAACTTTTATATGGAGACAGATTACTAATGTACAAAATGAATAAATACAGAGATGCAATTATTCGTATATCGGATAACAAACAAGTTGCGCCTTGCGATTCCGCAGAAGACATTGATTTTTTAACTTATAAATCATGGGTTGAGCAAGGAAACCAACCCGCTTATGCGGATGATGACGAGCAACAATAATGTTTGGATACGGTGCGTTTGCTGAATTACCATTTGCAACAATAGAAAGCACCATCACGCCCATTACTGAGGCGGTCATTGGCGGTCACTTTGGATTTGACGAAAAAGGGCGTAAAAAGAAATGGGATGAGGAGTTAAGTCTTGAGGCACAACGCAAGGAAAAGTTAAAAGAAGCGTTGTTTGGACTACCACCCGAAGCAAGGGAAGAAATCACAAGCGCACCCACTCAAACAATAAATGTTGCAAGCCAAACGGTTATTGATTATGATGCGTTAATGCTTAAGATTAAGGAAATTGACCGCAAGGTTAAATTCCAACGTGAAGAAAACGACATAGCAAGAATTTTGGAGTTAATTTGAGAACAACGTGGATATTCCCATCAGACGGCTCAGAACCTTACGAAAGCAATGGTAGGGGTGAGGCATCAGAGTACATGATTCGTGGCGACATAGAGCCGTTTAGAAGCCCTGACGGGGTAATGATTGAGGGCAGAGCGCAATGGCGTGAACATTTGAAGAAGACCGACTCAATTGAGATGGGTCACTCGGATGTTAAGTATGCTCAAGAACAATGGAACAAGAAGAAATCTGCACATATTGATCGATTGAGGGGGCAAGTAGCGGTTACGCAAGAGTTTGACCGACCAGGCGCACCTATCAACCCGACCAAGATGAGCAATTTGAACGTGGAGATGGCTAATCGGTTACACAACCGTCCAATGCCTGAACGTAAAGAGATGATTAAGATGACATTAGACCAAATGAAAAGGATGAGATAAATGGAAAATGAAGTTGTCGCACCCGACACGCAACAATCCCTACCCCTTGATACACAAACTTCTGAGACGGTTGAAACACCAATAGAAGCGGTTGAAAAACCGACAGAAGAACCCAAGACCCGTGCCGATACGATACGAGAGGCATTGGCAAACAAAGATTCTAAAGACGAAATTAAGCCACAAAAGCGGGAACAACGAGCCGCTAAGTTCCCAACTCCCAAAGACTCAAAAGTAGAACCAACCCAAGCGGTTGATATGCCCAAATCTCTTAAATTAGAGATGAAAGCACATTGGGAAAAAGCACCACCTGAGTTACGCCAAGCCATTGCCCAACGAGAGGCAGACTTTGAGCGTGGGATTAACTCTTATAAACAAAGAGACGCGGACGCAAAAGCAATTACTGAGCAATTTGCACCTTATGAGTGGATTTTAAAGAACGAGAACGCTACTCCTGCAACGGCGATTGGGCCATTGCTTCAGACGGCGGCGTTACTCCGTACAGGCACACCGCAACAGAAATCTCAAGCGGTGGCGCAGATGATTCAGCAATTTCAGATTCCGTTAGATCAGGTTTCGGCGTACTTTAACAACGAAGCCCCACAACCACAAGATAATCATTACAATCAATTAGCGCAACAAGTACAACAGTTGACTCAGCACATCACTCAGCAACAGTACGAAGCGCAAAAGCAGAATGAAGGTCGGGCACTCTCGGTCATTCAACAGTTTGCGGCTGACCCCGCGAACGCTCATTTCGAGGCAGTCCAAGATAGGATGTTATCGCTTCTCCAAGCACCGAACATCTTAGGCGACACCTCAAATATGTCAGAACGCGAGAAATTGCAAAAGGCATACGACACCGCTATCAGACTTGATCCACAGATTGCACAATCGATATATGCTCAACAGCAACAATCCATGCAAGCACAGAATCAAGCGCAGAGAGCAAAAGCGGCGGCAGTTCAAGTTCGTGGTGCACCCGCGCCAAGCATGAACACCGCTAACCAAACAGACCGTCGGGCTATCATTGCAAATGCCTTGCGGTCAAACTTTTAAAAAAGGGGATTCTTATGGCATACGCCAATTCGAACTACTCCGACGTTTTAGCGACAACCATTGAATCACGTTCGGGCATCGTTGCCGATAACGTGACCAAAAACAATGCGTTGCTTACTCGTCTGAGAGAGAAAGGCCGTTACAAGCCTTTTACGGGTGGATCAACAATTCTTCA